GAACTACTTCTCCAGCAGATAAAAAAAGACAATCATTCATTCACGTTCCGATCAGCGATAATGCATCTCCAATTAACTTCTACACCAGAGACCATGAACTTTCTTTCAGTCATATCTACACCTGTCCAACTTTGGTAAACACACAAACCTGGCATAATATTGGCATTCCTACCGAAGACAGGATTTCACTGCAAATAAATTTGCCAATGAGATACACTTATCAACAAGTATGCGAAATGTTGCAAGACAAAATTTAATTTTGTAATTTATAAATTAGACTGTATAATAAAAGTGCGTTCATGGTGGAATGGTTAGACACGCTCATATTACTATGAGTGACCGAGCAGGCAACTGAGAGTTCGAATCTCTCTGAACGTACCATAACATCCTAGTTAAGGGGGTGTACTAGGCACCCCCTATAGAAAGTTAAAAAATGCAAAAAGAAAAAATTATACTTACAGACATAGACGGAGTTTGGCTCGACTGGGAGCAAGGATTCACAGACTATCTAGAAAAATACTACAAAATAAAAAGAGTAGACACTTCAAAGTACACAGCACATCTTAGATGGCAAGGCGACGAAGAACAATTGAGGCAATTAACCTGGCATTTTAATATGAGTTCTTGGACTAGGTATCTCAAACCTTTCAGAGACGCACAAACTGTTGTCCCAAAACTAGCCCAAGAAGGATGGAAATTCATCGGCATAACTTCGATGCACGAGGACCAATATTCTCACAGACTGCGTGAGCAGAATCTCAAAGATCTATTCGGCGATGTATTTGAAAAAGTCATTGTATTGCATACTGGACAAGACAAGGACGAAGCACTTTTGCCATGGAAAGACAGTGGATATTACTGGATAGAAGACAAGATAAAAAATGTAAAATTGGGGGTGCAAATGGGTTTAAATACAATTATGATCCGACACGAATACAATGCAAGTTATGACAATCCCAAAGTCACCAAAGTTGACAATTGGCAACAAATTCATTACTATATAAACAAGAGATGACCAATATGAGAGTTTTTATTGGCTGGGATTCGAGAGAGGATATTGCCTTTCAGGTTGCCAAGTACACCATACAAAAACATAATCCTAACATAGAAGTATATCCGCTGAAATTACCCACCCTAAAAGAGATCGGTGTGTATACTAGAGATGTGGATGCCAAAGCATCAACAGAATTCACTTTTTCGAGATTTTTTGTGCCAATGCTTACAGGGTACAAAGGTTGGGCCTTGTTTATTGATTGTGATTTCCTCTGTAAAGTCGATCTAAAAGAACTGTTCAATCAGGCAAATGACAACTATGCAGTGATGGTAGCCAAGCACGATTACACTCCTAAAGCAACAACTAAAATGGACGGCAAGACTCAAACAGTGTATCCAAGGAAAAATTGGTCTTCCTGTATGCTGTGGAACTGTGAGCATCCTTCTAATAAACTTCTAGATCTTAATGCTCTTAACACCAATGACGGACTGTGGCATCATAGATTTGTTTGGTTGAAAGATGATGAGATAGGCGAAATATCTCATGAATGGAATTGGTTAACAGACTGGTACGAAGAGCCTCAAGATGGTGCTCCCAAAATGTTGCACTACACAGAAGGCGGTCCATGGTTCGAACATCTGCAAGACGTTCCGTACGCACAGGAATGGCGTGATGCACGTATAGAATACAAATCCTCATTATCTAAAAGTGTCGACGACAAAATAGCTGAAGATGATGGCGGATGGTAATGCATACATATGATATTCACTCCATTAGATATACCAGCAATTCCTAATAAAACAAGTATACTCGAGCAGTTCAAAGGCAAAGAGTATTTTGCTTATACCAACCCACAAGGCATAATAGAGATAGAAAGCAATCACAACAAAGATGCATTTTGCCATTGGGAAGAACTAACACTTTTAGACACAGATGGCGAATGGCAACCTAACACAAGGAACCTATTCCCTGCACTGATAGATTGGATTGATGAGTATTTTCCATTTGCACACAAATTGCACGTTAAGTTAAGTAGAGCCAAAGGCAATGTTTTACCGCATACAGATGCACACGATTTCGACAATGACAACTACCAAGGATACTTCATAGTAGATGGGCAAAAAGTAAAAACTCCCCAAGATTTGAAAATTACGAAATCGCAAGATATGTTGCAACATCAATTAGACAACGAACCTTGTGGATATAGATTTATTATCAATGGGTCAAAGAATTCGTTGTATATGTGCAATGAAGATTTAACCAAAAAACACTATTGCACAATTCCAGAAGAAACAGATGCTTGGGTGCTAAACAATTGTAGTCAGCCACACGGAGTTGATTTACAACCAAGCATAGATGACGAAAGAATCATTGGTCAGATCACCGGAATAGTAGATGTAGACAAACACTCAACACTGCTTGAACGCAGTAGTAAAAAATATAAACAGTATGTTGTACACAAGGAAATGATATGACCCTTTTCTTACCGTTAGATATTCCACCTATTCCCAAAAGAGAAACCTTGGTTGAAAGGTTCACCGGCAATGACCATGTCGCTATGTATGACGAAAATGATAAAATGATATTAGGTAAAACCGATAGCGAAGTGATCAAAAATGCAAAACCAAAAGAAGTTTTTTGCGAATGGAGAGAAGAAACATTGCTGGGTGGAGAAGATATAAACCCAACACAACCAGAATTCAATGAATGGAACGATCTCGCAAAAAACAAATATCCTGAATTGATAGAATGGATTGATGAATACTTTCCATTGACCCAAAAATATCACGTAAAACTCAGCCAGGCAAGTGGCGATGTGTTGCCACACACTGACAGTCACGAAAACAAAGATTATATGTCTGTGCCAACCCAAGAAATTAATTATTTCAAAAATAATCATTTTGGTATAGGTTATAGATTCATTCTACAAGGATCGAAGGATAGTTTGTATTTCTGTAGAGATGTCGATTTCAAAAAAGACCTATCCACACAACCAAAACATTTCTGTAAAATTCCTGAAGAAACCGATGCATTTGCATTAGACAGTTATTTTCCACACGGTGTGGACGTACAACCTGGAGTAGATGACAATAGGATACTTGCTTTAATAGTGGGTAAACTAGATCAAATTGCACACAGGCAGATGTTTAAAAATAGCAAACACAGATTTGGATCATACGAAGTCACTGAAGAGGCACTAACAATATGATAGATCCTAACCTAAGCATAGAACGATCCATAGAAAAAATGGAATATTGCTTGATAGCAAGAGAGATGCTGTATCCTTCTAATCAAGATAATCAGATCATAGAAGAATATATGGGCATCAGTGACGATGATCTCAGAGACGATATAGCATTCCTCAAACAACTTAGCCTCGGATGGATAAAGATAGAAAATCTAAGTTATGAACTAAGTGATTTAGAATCTGTTTATAACTCAGCCTATTTTGAGCCAACCGGTAACGGTGATTACAGAGAAATACAAGGATACGCACAGGTAGAGTGTCCGCAATTTATTAAAGATCAATTCACACTTCCACTTTGGAAAAGTGTGGGATTTTTAAGGTGCCTACCAAACAGGACCATCCCCAAACACAAAGATATGGGCAGGGTGGCCGCATTATTAATTCCTTGCAAGGGCGATCAGGATTCTATTCCACTGTCGTTTTGGGACGACAACGATAACAAAATTTCAGAAGTCATACTCGACGGTCCTACACTAATTAATACTACCATCCTACACTCTGTAGACAAAACTTCACAGGTAGAAAGAACAAATTTTAATCTTTGTTTCGATTTTCCGCTTACTTTTGAATCAGTGGCAGATATACTGGTCAGAAAAGGTGGCATAAAATGATAGGACAACATTTTCCAAAACAAAATACTGTCTATCTAAAAAATGTTTTTACCACAAAGGACTTGCTATGGTTCAAACAAAAGTGGGAATCAACTAAACACCTAGCACACAAGGCATACGAGAATTCCGACCATCTAATTTTACCTATCGGGCACAAAATATACATAGATGAGTGTCTGAATCATATAATACAACAACTAAATCTACCGGCAGAAAAAATGATAGGAGATAATTGGTTTTTTACAGATCAAGGCTACGGTCCACACGCCGATGCTCCAAAAGGAATGCTAGGGCAATACCTCCACGTGGTCGTTCCTATTGAGAAAAGTTTTCAAGAACCACATTCACTGATCGTGTTTGACCAGGCCAGCAAGATCGGCACTTTGAGTTTTACTGGAAAATTTGAACAGAATGGCATTGCTGTTGCAGATGAGGATGTAGCAAAAAACATCGACAACCAACATCACAGATTTATGGATTGCCAAAAGACCGGCGTAGCAAGATCAGAATATGTTACAAACTCAACAGAGTCGCCCATAGACGATGATTTCTACCAAAGATACTGTGACTGGATTTACCCAAAAAATATGTTTTGGGGGCTGAGTGGTAACGTCTTGCCATGGCAACCAGGTGATGTTATTATGTTTAATAGTTCACAAATACACGCAACAGGCAGGATGCCTGAAAATACATCTAAACTAGGAATCAGTATGTTGTTCCAACTCGAGTCAGATGAAGAATGTGAAAAATATAAATTGAATCCTGCCTTCAATTTTGCTACAATATAGATATGAAAATTAAACCAGTTAAAGGATTTGGAACCATAGGAGTTGCTGTATCCGACATCGCATATCCATTTGTAGATGCAGAAGTGCAGGAATTAAAGAAACTTATGCGTGAAAATCTTGTTCTTGTTATGGAACAAGTACACTTTACAAAAGAACAGTACTACGAAATATCAGGACTACTTGGAACAATTTCGACACACGGACAGAAGAAAGACAAACCCACCCAGCATACAACCGGATACTTGGACGAAAATAATTGTCCACTGTTTCCAGGAATGGATAAGGTCACTGCAAAAAAAACTAATGGAAAATACAACAGTGTGGCTCCAGGCCTTAGCAAAAGATTGAATTGGCACTGTGCTGAAGCAGAAAGAGATAAGATAAACGGCATTGAAAGACCATTGCCTGAATTCGTTGGACTACAAGGAGTTGAGTTTACCGAAGGTTCTATCACACAGGTTTGCCAAATGATCGATAGGTTTGAAAAAGAAACACCTGAAAAACAAGAAGAATTAAGAAACATCACAATGCAATGGGCATACGTCGAAGGCGACGATGCTATTGTACCTGATATTCCCGACGAATTGAAAACAGCAGAAACTGGACACGAAGGCGATTTTATGGACAAGAAACAGCCACTGGTCAAAACTGCAATTAACGGCAAAGACGGTCTACATTTTTCACCCAGCCAAATCACAGGTATAGTAAATGGCACTGAGCAGGAATATACAGAACTTAAAGATTATATAATGAACGAGTACGTGCAACCTGAGTACATATACGACCACGTATGGAAAGATGGTGACATCCTATGGATGGACCAACACGTCACTATACACAGAAGAATTGGCACCGACGGTAGTGAATCTATGCCAATAGAACAATTAGAAAAAAGATTGTTGCACAGAATAGAAGTACACGACGATTACACACTAAAAAAGGCTACCAACACATTATAATATGTACCTGGCAATGTCACCAACCGATGTGCTTGATCACATTATAAAACTTAATCCAACAGCAAAAACGATTGTTGATGTTGGTGCTTACTACTGCGGCTGGTCAAAATATATGGCTGATAAATTACCCGAAGCAACTGTGTATGCTCTACAGACACCCAACGAAAAAAAATTAAATCATATCATAGATACCACAGAAGGAGAATTATCGGAGTTTGATATATTAGGTTGGAAAAAACATATGAAAGGTATGTTGGAAGAAAAATATCATCAATATTACGACTTCAATCTTTACGCTAAAGAAATCCAATCAAGAAAAAATCTCGTTGGTATCCTAGCAGAATCTCCGGGATGGAACACTAACTTTGACATCTGTATGATTTCAATGACCAAAGATCCTAATGAAAATCTTAAACAGTATCAGTATTGGAGACAGTTTATTAACTACAATGGCGTAATTTTGCTTGCCGCATACAACGAATTGACACACGACAAATTTGACGGAGCATTAAAAAATAGACAAGAACTAGTAGACGAAATCAAAAAGACCGATGCAAACATAATAGAATACGATCACGAACATTTGATATTCCAAAATAAGGCAAACTGATGTGTGGCATATACGGTATAACAACAAGAAATCATAAATTTATAGAAGACTACATCACACAGTGTTCTTATAGAGGGCCAGACGGTTCTGACATATGGAGTGACGACAATGTTACTCTTGGACACAATCTACTAGCAATTACAAGCCAGCCAACACAAGGAAAACAACCTTGGCAAACAAGTAAAGGAGTGCTAGTATACAACGGTGAGATTTTTAATTACAACGAATTAAAAGATCAGTACAAAGATTCATTCCAGCCAAAGACCACTTGTGACACAGAATTTTTATCTTGGTATTTGTCTAATCACGACCCTTTAACTTGCCCTCAAATTTTAGATTCGATGCACGGTTTTGCTTGGTATGACAAGCAAACTAGATTACTATATTTGTCACGTGACCACGCAGGTATCAAACCTGTTTATTATGCAGAAATTGGAGCAGGGTTAGTATTCGGATCAGAAATAAAAGGCTTGTTGGATATTGTTCCTAATGCAAGGAAGTTGGATCAAATGTCAGCAAGTATGATGAGCACAACTGGATTGAATGTAGGCAGAAATACAATGTTTTCAAACATCAAAAGATTGTTGCCCGGTGAAACTTTGGTGTACGATGTTATGAAGAAAAAAATATTGCAACGCAAATTAGACAATGTTATACCTGAATCTAATAGGTCATTGGATTTAGAAGAATTTAGATATGAAGCAAATCAAACCGTAAAAATGTGTACACTAGGCATTAGAAAATTTGGTATGTTTTTATCAGGTGGGTTGGATTCAACTCTTGTAGCGTATGAATTGAAAAATATACTAGGGGAACTAGATTCATTCACAAATACAGTAGAACCAAATGTTGTTTTATCAAACGAAGATCACAACGATGATGCCATACACGCAGAAAAGTTTGCCAAAGAATTTGGTCTTAATCATCACAAGGTTGTTTGTACACCCAACGATGTATTACGGAATTGGGAATCTAGTGTTGCCTGTTTCGAAGAACCAAGGTATGCAATGAGTATTCCTATGTATTATCAAACCAACAAATTTCTTGCAGATAAAGGTGTGGTAGTCACAATGGCTGGCGATATGGGAGATGAACTATTAGGTGGATATCAAAAATATTGGAAACTTAGGAAAGAGGGCATTGCATCATACGACGATATGTTATGGAAATGGATGCACAGAATCAAAAGACCATTGCAATTATCCAATTTTGTGATCGACAAAAATGAAATATTAGAAGAACTTAAAAACAATATTCCCGAAAAAATATGGAACCCAGAAGATCCTATTAATTCATATATGGCGCTGGACTGCTTGACACAGGTACCAGAAGAATTTTTTACCCGCAATGATAAATTTGGAATGAAATTTTCGATGGAAGGTAGGTTTCCATTGGCAACTAAAAGGTTTATGAAATACTGCTTAGGCATACACTCCAAACATAAAATTGGCGAGACAAAGGCAGATACTAAATTGCCCACCAAACTAGCGTACAAAGGAATATTGCCTGACTACATCCTAAACAAATCCAAGACAGGCTGGACTGTTCCGTTGAGTTATTGGTTGACTCATAGGAATGGAAACACATATGCAAAACTCTACAAATATGCTCACGATTCCATGAAAGAAAAAAATCCTCTAGATGATATTGTCACTATGTCCAATTGGAACCATGGTAAAACAAAAGTAGTGAGTTGGATGGTTAGAACTTGGGCAAAACACTACGGCCTAATAGCCAAATAATTAAGATTATGTCGATGAGATAATATCATAGGCGTAGCCATTATTGATTTCAGACAGTCTGAATTGTCGATAGGCTAAATGATGTAACCAAGGCTCTCTATCAAAGTAGTCGATATTTTCTATGTCCTCTATCTTGTTCGAAACAGGGTAAGCCGCACATTCGGGTCCACAAATAACAGGTATCCCCATACATATTGCCTTGATGGCAACATTGGAATTAAATGCTACCACACAGTAGGCATCTTTGAGGTCTTCTGCTAACGGTACAGCATCATCCCTCTTATTAAAACCAATTAAATGAGTAATACCATTTTTGGTTGCAACCTGTGGGTCCATAGGCTTCTCCCTCACCACAATTTCACGTGTTGTTTGCTGTTTTAACGCCTGTACAGTGGTGGTAAGCCAATTATGAGTATCATAGAACCACTCCACTGCTCCCGTAGGCGGACAGACGATTATTTTGCTGAATAAAGAATCCTTCCGCCATGGTAATAAATCCTGTTTGAAATATTTTTCATACCTATCACCTGACAATTTTTTCGACATATGAGATGCTACCAAATTGTTTTTGGTTACTCTAAACCATGGATCCGGATGCTCGTGTCCAGCTAAAAAATATGCGTGGTCGCAGTAGTAATAATCCCAATCATTCGCTACCGATCTTTTCAGCATATCTCCGGATCCTCTCAATAACCCAAAATAAAAATACTCATCTTGCGGCATCTCCTGATCATTTGAATACGGTTCTATGATATCACAGTTTGCTCCATTGGCCCAGGCCTTTGGAATTTTTTCTGTGTATGGTCTTTTGGTTTTAACTGCTTTCATATCTCATTATATAGTCGTGGATTTTATTTCTAACTGTAATCGTATCTTTGATAATATATCCCCAAGATTTCAATAACTCACTTGCTGAAAAATCGCCTTTATTCTGTTCTATTATTATAACAGGAAAATATTTTCTTATTGTGTGTTCTGCACCTTGCACACATTTTGTTTCATATCCTTCTACATCAATTTTCATAAAATCTACATCATTGAAGTTATAACTGTCCACGGTTGTAACCGGTATCTTTACTTTGCCTCTGTCTTTGATTCTACCAACCTTGGAATCACTGGTATTCCATACATAACCATTAGTGTTACCTATTGCTGTTTGATGAAATACAAATTTGTTTTTGTCAGGACATCTTAGATAATAAGATCTAGATCTGTTTCTGAAATCAAATGAATGAACGCTATTGAAATCCTTCATCCTGGACGCAAACTCTCCATCTCTACATCCTAAATCAAGAGCAGTGCGTGTTTCTTTTAAATATAGCATACATCGGGTGTAAGCATCATCCCAAAGCACTTCTTTTTCATCTTTATATGCCATCATTAAATACGTCCTTATAAATTTGTCTGTAAACTTCTACAAACACACCTTGTTGGATCTCTTTGGGAGTCCACTGATGATATGATAGTGTATTAATCCATTTTTTCCTGTCGGGAAATTTAGGCTGTAAAGAAAAAATATCAGTGTTAGATACAGGAGCACAGGCCGCCTGTGGTTCACAAAATGTTGGTATGCCTTCTATAACGGATTCGACTCCGACCACAGAACAGGATGTCACAACATATTTTGCATTGCTTAAATCTTCCTCAAGCGATACATCTGCAACGTGCGGACCAGAAGTTCCTTTGCGTCTTGGCTTATTTCTAACTTTGATTGGCACATCAGTAATGCTTTTTAATTTGGACACAGTTTCATCTAACCAGTTTGTTTTATCGATGTATCTGTGTATCGTTGGCGACGACGGAGCGACTAAGATATAATCACCGCTATCTTTCCAATCTTTTAATTGTATGTGCTTGGATCTATCGTTTGGTAGATCAAAAATTTGAGTCACGTGGATGCCATCAACACACATACGCCAATTGTATTGCCCGTCAGGAATCTCAGGATTAAATCTATTCCAATATGGCATATCTGTAAATAAAAAATGTTTTGCTTGTTTGACCACATCAAAATTTCCAGACCCTAGTCCCCACACTGTGTCTATGCCATGAGGAGTTTCAAATTGCTCTAGTGCCCGTAAAACCTGCCAGGCCTTAGAATCCGGGCCGTGTGATTTACTCAATTTCAACTTCATTTTAAGTTTTTCCAGTATTCGTTGTCGTGTTTGATGTAAATGTCAGTTGCTTTAGATCTTCCTTGTTTTTTCCTTGACCCTTTCAAGTGATCCATATACTTTCCTAATGGCGAATTAATGAATACGTGTACACCCGGCCGATGAGGGTGCCCTTCCGAAATGTTAAAACTATCTTTCACCAAGTCGTGTTTGTTGAGCAGATGCCAGAACAAAAAAGAGTCGTGATATTCATCTAACTCAAATAGTAAATCATCATTGTATAACTTTTGCCAGTCGTCCATAAAAGTTTTAAGTTTAGGATGTTTGGTGTTATAGATTACAAAACCGCATTCGGGATATATTTTTTGCCTGCCAAGATATGCAGTAAAAAAATCTTTTGGTAGGAGACTCTCAACAAATTCAGTAGGTACAGCACTATGGGTAACAACATCTGCATCCAACCAGATAATTAAATCAGTTGAACTGTTGAGAGTCGCGTGTGATACACAAAATGATTTATGTGAGAAACGAACTGCTTCCCATAAAAATGAACCCTTTTTGGTTACGTTGGTACCGACCTTGTGTCCGTTTGCAAATGGATTGTCCTTGTGCTTATCTCTAAATGTTACTAGATCAGGATTCAGTGCTAAAAGATCTATCCATTCTATTCTATTGCTTTGGGGAGCATCTGATGGTATTGTACCTTCAAAATAAACCTTTAAATTAATTGTGCTAGGCCATTGTTCGACAAATGTTTCCAGCATATTCTTTGCGTACTGTTCCCATTTGTTGGGAGGAAAAGTCGTTATAACCGAAATACTTGATGACATATACTTTTTTATTTAAATAAAGGTATAAAAAAGGACCAATATCGTGAAAGTTGAAATTTTCAGAAACACTGTGAAAAGAAGAGGTAAAGGTGCTTCATTCGAAATGATGAAAGCTTGGCACGAAGGCATAAAAGCAGTGGGTGACGAAGCGATCTGGATAGAAGGTCAAGGTGACCCTGAAAAATGGATGGGTCCACCCAAAGAAAAAGTTGCTGTGCATTTTGGCTACGGTCCTGATAATGCAGGAAATTTTCTCAAAGGCAATAGAAGAAAAATTAGACAACATCAGGAAGAGAATGGTGGCGTCACAATTGTGTTTGATGGAGGACTATGGACTTCATTTGGAAATCGATCTACAAACTGGAATCAACACTATTTTCGATGTTCTTTATGGTCACCAATGAGGAACGGCAATTTTCTTAATAAGAATAGTCCTGATGACAGATGGAACAAAATTAAAAACACATTCAACATTCCTGTAAAAAATTGGAAGGACGAAGGCAAATTTATAATGCTTTGCACCCAGCCCAAAGACAATTGGTCAATGGCACAGAAAGATCCATACCAATGGGTCGACCAAATAGTGGAAGAACTAAAAGGCAAAACAGACAAAACATTATTGCTGAGACCACATCCAAATCACGCAGATAAGTGTGCTGAAGATATCAGCAAAAGACATCCTCAAATCAAGATTGCTGATATGACCAGAGGCGGAGGAATGTTCCATGATTATCGATATACTTTTATCGAAGAACTGGATGCATCAGACATACACTGTGTGATCACACATAATTCAACAGCGGCAGTAGATGCCGCCACCTACGGAGTTCCTGTGTTTATGACATCAGATTTATGCCTAGCTTGGGACGTAGGACTTTCTGATCTATCTAAGATAGAAACCCCTTACAAGCCAGATAGAACTCAGTGGTTAAACGACCTTGCTTACGCTAATTGGACATTAGAAGAAGTGCGTGACGGAACAGTGTGGCGTAGATTTAGGCCACACGTAGAGAATATGATCAAATGAAAATAGTAAACAATTGGTATTTGCCAGACTACGATGTCCATTATGAGGAATGGATGCTGTTCAACAAAGAAACCACGTATCAAAGATTGCAAAGAGAATATGCCATTGCACAGGTAAAAAATTTCCGCAACGTCATAGATATAGGGGGCAATATCGGATTTTGGAGCAAAGATTTTTGTTCATTGTTTGAGCAGGTAGAAATTTTCGAACCAGACAAGTCAAATCTAGAATGCTTGTATAAAAATCTCGAAGGTTATTCTAATTTTAACATCCACGAAGTAGGGTTAGGAAAAGAGGAAACAATAAAAGAATTTTTTATTTCGCCAACTACCTCCGGAGGCCACAGTGTTTTTCGGGATCAAATTTTTGAAGACAAGGTAGTCAAGTCCAGTATCAATATTAAAAAACTAGATGACTATCAATTCGAAAACATAGATCTAATTAAGATAGACACCCAAGGCAGTGAATATGATATACTGCAAGGTGCCAAACAAACACTAGAGAACAACAATTGCGTGTTGAATGTCGAGATAGAACACAAGAGCCAAGATCAAAAGATCAAAGGCAAACAGATCATCGAATATCTGGCAAGATTGGGTTACAAAGAATTTGGCAGGTCCCGTAAAAAAGAAGTTGTGTTCACCAAACAATTGGGTAAATAATTATATGAGTACATTATCTGAACTATACAATCAACAAGATCATCAATCTGACAAAGGCGGTAAACACAGCTACATCAATAATTTTTATCATTCTACATTTAATCCATTGCGTGAATCAACAAAAAAATTCTGTGAGATCGGAGTGCTCAAAGGTGCGAGTATGAAACTATGGTATTCATTTTTTGAAAACGCAGAGCTACACGGAGTAGATAAAAGAATGAAGTGGGCCGATCATCAATCATACAGTGACCGATGCCATCTTCACATAGGCGACTCGACTCTACAAGAAACCTGGAAAAATGTACCTAAAGATTTAGACATCATCATAGACGATGGACAACATTCTTGGCCAATACAATCAAAGACATTTGAAATTGCTTGGACCCATCTAAAACCTGGAGGATTGTACATCATAGAAGACATCATGGACATAGACGGCGATAACGAAAAGTTTCAAAGTTTACATCCTAGTTGCCAAGTGTATGACGGAAGACCTATAACAGATCTTTTTGATGATGTGATCGTACACTACAAAAAATAAAAATGAAAGCTGTGTGTCTATATCTAAGAGATGTAGAACTATCAAATCAACTTGCTGAAAGATGCATCGCTAGTTGCAAAAAATTTGGGTTAGATGTAACGCCGGTAGAAGGTCATACTCCCAAAATGGCACAAAAATGGATTAAGGAAAACAATTTATTCACATTTGATCCTGGACCAAAACTTTATAAAATCAAGATGTCCAAACCCGGAGTACAAGGATGTCTCGCTTCGCACTACCACGCCTGGAAAATATGTAGTGAGAGCAATACAAATCTTATTGTGTTAGAACATGACGCTGTGATGGTCTCAGGTCATGTTGATCAATCCTTTAAAGAAGTATTACAATTGGATGAATTTAGATACGAGCCTGACCCATACACAGACATCAAAGTCGTGCAAAATTCTTATCAACGCAAGGGAGTAAAAATGATGAACGGAGCACACAGTTACATCGTCACTCCAAAAGCAAGTAAAAAACTAATCGATGCCATTCACAACTTTGGTATGAGTCCGGCCGATTGGCACATCTCAGAAAGATATGTTGATATACAGACAGTGAGGCCTAGAGTATTCAAAGTAGAAAACAAACTTAGCCTCACTAACGATAGAAGTTTTTTTATCTAAAGACTGTTCTGCACTTTGTAATAACTTTGTTATTTGGTGTCATCTTATCTTGGCCGTATGCGTGTCCAAACCAAGATTTCGTTCCCATTTTTTTATTAAATCTAGCATCCATATATTGGGTTGGGATTCTACTTTTCAACATTATATCTATCAACATTTGATTGTCATCTGATGGATCATCAAGATCAATATAAAGATTCATCTTCTCAGCACAAAATTTATTGAGCATAAACACACCTGCATTAAACCTACGTTGTTTTAATATCTGTGGATCATATTTTTCCAAACAAGATCCTATGGAAGTGTTATGATGATATTGTATAGATCTTTTTCTTGCCAAGTTATCTTCCACAGGTTTGAAGTGCTCGGTGCTGGAATACATCTCAAAAATGTTTGGTGCGTCTGGCCAACAAATCACATCAGTATCTAAATAAAGAACGTGTTGGTAAGTGTTGTACCAAGATAAATCTTTGAAAAGATCAAACCTTTCAAAAGTTGGATGACGATGGTTAATTTTAGGCTGAGTGATCAAATGGTAATCTGCTCCAATTTTTTCTGCATATGTTTTGACTGATTTTTTGGAATATTCAAACAATTCGTCAGAGTGACCAAGATTGTTGAATTCTGGTTGACTGAAACCAGATGGTATCATAAAATATTGAACTATACAATTCATTTAATAACTAATTATAGATGCACATTACACTTACAGGATCTCATGGCTTTATTGGTACTCATCTACGAGAACATTTAGAATCTCAGGGCCATACAATCGAATGCTGGGATAATAAGATAGGAAAAGATGTAAAAAATTTCCAACTCAACTCCAAAACTAATCTGGTCATTCACCTTGCGGCCATGGCCGATGTCAGGAGAAGTTTGAAGGAGCCGCAACTATATTGGGAACAAAATATAGACGTGAGCCAACATATCTTCGACCTTTGTGAAGCCAAAGGCGTTAAGGTGCTGTACGCTTCCTCTAGCACAGCAAGAGAATGGTGGAGAAATCCTTATGCTATGTCAAAAAAAGTGTGTGAGCAAATAGCACCTATCAACAGTTGCGGTATGCGGTTTTCTACTGTGTGGGGCAAAGGTGCTCGTCCAACGATGTTGATTCCACGTATAGCAGAAAACAATTTACTATATGCAACTTCACACGTCAGAGATTTTATTCACGTTAGCGATATTGTATCAGCCATTGATTTGATCATTAAGAGAGGATGTATGGGTGTCGTAGAGATAGGTTCTGGCAAAGGTGTCGCAGTTGATCAATTGGTCGCTATTAATGGCATAGATGTTCCTATCAAAGAAGGCAATGATTCAGAGCAAGATGAAAATGTTTTGTCCAGTTCAGATTTAAGAGCGTTGGGGTGGCGGCCTTTAGTTGATGTGACTGAGATCAATATAAAGGACTATCTATAATGCGTACATTTACCGTTACCACAACTTGGGGAGACAAACATTACGATGTATATGGAAAAAGATGCATCGAATCAATATTCAAAAACTGGCCAAAAGAAGTTAAAAAAATTTTTTATCCCGATAACCTCGAACAGCAGATACACGCAGATAACACAACATATCTAAATCTTAAATCCAATCAACCCGAATTGCAAGAGTTCATAGACAGAAACACAGACAATAAACTAATCAAAGAAAAAATGGACAAACCATTGCGTTCGGCTTTCGAGTATGACGCAGTTAGATTTTCATATAAAGTTTTCTGTATGCTAGATGCCGCAGAACGTTGCAACACAGATGTTTTAATTTTTATCGACGCAGATACAGTGACATACAAACCAATACCTATCAAATGGTTAGATCATATTGCACCAGCAGACAAATTTACTACATTTTTAGGTAGACCAAAAAAAGGATTTTCTGAGACAGGATTTATAACCTTTAACCTTGCCCTTCCCGAATCTCAAAAGTTTTTTGCTCGTTGGCGAGAATACTACAAAAAAGATTTGTGGAAAAACTTAAAAGGATACACAGATTCATTCACATACGATGCCGCAAGAATTGACGCCACAGACAGAACATTGGACAACGACCTAAACGACGGAAGGTATCTTGGATACAGAGGTTCCAAACATCCTTTTGTGAATTCAGAACTGGGCGATTATATGGATCATCTCAAAGGAGATCGAAAAGACATACAATCATCGATAGCAGATATGAAAGTTAAACGCAAGGATGATCACTGGCGATGAAAATAGCTGTGTTTTTAAAAACTTGTGCCAGAGCAGGAATTCCTGTAATGGAGTCATTTATAAAGTCCATATCACAAGAAGATTACAAAGTATATGAAAACCATGAAAGACCTGATGCCGATCTAGTTGTAATCTGGTCTGTGCTTTTGAAC